TACTTCTTGACCTTTCCGCCCTTCTTGTAGATGTTGTAGTCGTAGCCACGCTGGGCCGCGCCAGCACCCCTGGAGGTCATGCCCCCCTTGGCCATCTTGCGCATCGGCATCTCCATCTCCATGGAAGCGCCACCCGGCAGGGGCATCTCGATCTCCTTGGAGACCTTGGGCTTCATGCCGCCCTTGCGGAAGGTGGCCATGTCGCGAGGCTTTCCGCCCCTGAGTCCGCTTTTCATGATGACCTCAATAGATCTTGTAGTCGCCGCCCTTGGAGGTGCAACCCATCCCCCGGGAGACGCTACCGCCCTTCGCATAGCGCGGGGCATTCTTGGCTGGCATTTCGATGCGCTTGGTGACCGGCATCGTGTAGACGGGCGGCTGCTCAAAGGTATCTTTGTAGTTGGTACCCTTGACGGCGGCGCCCTTGCCCTTGACCTTGGCCATCATCAGCCTCCGTCGTAGAAGAATGTGAGTGCGCAGTTTGCACCGCCGGAGACCTTCACGAAGAAGGCGGTCTCGAAGCGGAGGCCTGCGTCGGGGATGTAGAGGGAGACCGTATCGGGATTGCCCGCAGTGGCACGATGCGGCATCTCCATCTGGAGGATCTTGGGGCCCGTCGAGGAAACGGCTGCCGAGGCATCATACAGGTAGAGGGTGCCCGGCAGGTCGTTATGGACGTAGAGGCCCCGAAGACGAATCGGCTTGTCCACAACCACCGCAGCGGTGGCCGGAGAGAAGACCGACTTGATCTGGGTCCAGGACATACGCCACCCTTACGCGATGGTCGTGTAGACGGGGATGAAGTAGGTGGCGCCGCTGTTGTCCTTCACCGTCAGGTAGGCGGGGGCCGTGGAGGTGGCCATGCCGGTCATCGCCGCCGACGTGATCTGATTGAGGATAAGGTTGCCCGAGGTATCGATACCCCAGTCGGCCGTGGAGGTACCAACAGAGGCGACGACGACGACCGGGAAGGCTTCGCGGGTGAAACGAGACATGGTGCACTCCGTGCAAATTGGGGGAAATTATGTCCCCCGATTCTGGTGCCGGGGTGGTCCCCCAGTGTAGCATAGGGTACCACGAAAAGCAAGAGGGCCAGGGTTTCCCCCAGCCCTCCCACTTACCTCAGGTCAGGTAGGTCAGGTCGAGCCCGACGAACCGTACCAGCCGCGCCAGTCCGACCACCCGAACGCGTAACGCTCGCGGGCCTTGAAGCGCAGGTTGCCCGTGTCGAAATCCGGCTCCATCTTCGTCTGGAGCGGGACTCGGACGAACATCTTCGAGCCGTTGGGGGCGTCCGTCTTGATGAACCAGGCGTTCGTATCGGTGAAACGCTGGTTGACGTGGTAGCCGCCCGGCAGCATGCCCATCGACTTGATGGCATTGATGTCGTTGTCCGTCGTGCCGACACGGCCCGGGCTCTTCAGGAGGCGATCAGCCACGAACTGAAGCTGCGGCGGGATGTGCAGGCTGACGCCCTTCGACCCAATGAGAATGCCACGATCATCCTTGTAGAGGGAGATGGCGATGAGGGCGTTCTCGAGGGCCGTCTCGGAGAGGTCAACCGCAGCCGTGTTGCTGAAGTTGCCCGCGCCGATGGTGGGGTGCGACGCCGAGAAGAGCGGCACGTTGTCGCCGCCCGGGTACGAGGAGCTGAAGCCGTTGTTGAAGACGTTCGCGGCCTTCACCTGCTTCGTGTTGGCCATCGCTCGCGCGAGAGCCTTGGCGCGGACACGGGCGAAGGTATCATAGAGGTTGTCCTCCATGGCCTCTTCCGTGATCGAGAACGCGAGGGCGATGGTCTCCATGGTGTAGCGGGAGGTCCAGGCTTCCTGCGCGTTGTCGTACTCCACAGCAGCGCCCTCATCCTTCGTCGGCGCCGTGCCGAACCCGGTGAAGAGCACTTCCTCCTCGAACGCCCTCTCCGAGTTCTCGATCTCGAAGAGCGGAAGGTGCTGGTCGTCGACCGAGCCGTACTCCACGCCGAACACAGCATTGAGTCCGGGGAGGAGCTGCTTGGCAATATTTGCCCTAGTAATAGCTGCCATATTTCGTTACTCCTTAGAAGGCAGAGGCCTGGGTGTCGCGATGCTGGACCCAGCGCACTTCAACGATGGGGAAAGCGTCGCTCCACGAGTTGTCCGGCGTGTCGTAGAGACCAACCAGACGAACCATCTTCGAGGCCGTCGCACGCGTCGAAGCCTTGAGGACAGCCTGCGACTTGCCGAAGACGGTGTTGACCGAAGCGACAGCCGACAGGTCGAAGTTCATGCCCAGGTCGCCCACCGTCACCGAGGCGTCAGCCTGGATGATGAAGGTCGCCTGCGCATCGTCCACCACGTAAGCGTAGATGTTGCTGTCGTAGGAGGACGTGCCCGCCGGGAGGTAGTTGCTCCACGTCGGACGACGCGTCACCGGATCGACCCACTTGAAGCCCTTGGCAACGCCAACGGCGTAGTCCGTGGTCGCAGTCGCCGGCTGGAGGGTGCCGCCCGGGATCTGCTTCACCGGGTCGCCGTCACCGATATCCGACGGGCCCGCCGAAGCGCCGACGCGATACGTGTTAAGAGCCCCCGTATTCGGAGCGCCGCCCCGGATACGAATGGGCTGGAGGCCAAAGGGCCGCTTCACAGTAGCCATGCTCTACTCCTTCGGCGGCCCTTGGTTTCAGTCGAGAGTAGGGGTGCGGCCGCCAGAAAACACCTTGCTACTACTGCCTCGGTTTGATACAGGCATGGCGCGATTGAGGTTGCGATTCTCCTGCAACTGCCGGTTGATCGCATCGGCCAGGGCCTGTGTCCTCTCGGAGATCTGCCGGGTACGAGACTCGGAGATATCCAGGGGAAGCTTTGCGAGGGCGAGATCACCAATGACGATGATGTTGCCGTGCGTGCCGTACTCCAGCGAAGGAGCCTCGGGCCACTCGGGCGCCTCGTCCTTGCGGACGAACTCGTACCCTTCGCGCATGCGTGTCATGACGTTGACGGGGTCGGGCTTGCCCTCGAGCATCACCCGGATCCAGCGGGTCCCGAACCCCTCTCCGCGCAGGCGCCTCATGAGGCTCTCCGGCACATCGAGTTCGTTGGGCTCCTTCCACTCACGCTTGCGAGCGGTGTCTTCCCGCGTACTACGCATCGTCATTTCACTTCCTCCCGCGCTTGATATCGATGTTGACGTATCCGTCACCCGCATCCTGGATCTTCTCCATGTAGCGGGCGGTATCCTCCAGGGAGGCGCCGAGTCGGGTCGAAGCCCTCACGGTGCCCTCGTCGAGGCGAATACGCCTGCCGGGCGTGCGCGACTGCCCAGCAACCACAGGACGCCGGGGTTCCGGCTCCTTCTCCTTGCCCAGCTTCGATGCCAACCTGGGCATCTCGGCCACGAGACGCTTCTCCACCTCTCCGTAGAACTCGGGCGAGGCGGGGTCGAAACCCTCCTCGATGAGGTCGTCGGAGATAGCCACCGCAGCAGCCGTTGCCGTCCTGTCGGCATTGGGGCCCCGGCCAAACCACGGATTGGAATCCATCCACTCCTTGGTCGCGGGGGCAAGCTGGGGCTGTGGTGGAGCCGGCGGTGCGGGCGGGGCCTGTTGGGGTTCCCCCTGGGGGGTCGCCGTCTTGTAGGCCTGGATTGCCCGGACCTCCAGCTTGGCGTCGCTCATTGCATCGAGCGCTTCCACCAGGGCGTCCTTGTCCGCAGAGTCGAAAGCGTCCTTGATTTTCTTCTGCGCTATGGCAAGCTTGTCCTGTGCTGACTTGCCGTAGAGATCATACGCCGTGGATTCGGACTCGCGCGCCTTCCTGCGAATTTCGTCGGCTTCCTTGCGGAGAGCCTCGAGTTCGAACTTCAGGCGCTGGGCTTGCTCGTCGGCTTCCTTGCGTTCCGCCACGAGCTTTCGGATGCGTTTCTGCGCCCTATGCCCAAGTTCCGAATCGTCGGGTTTCTCTTCGGTCTCCGCTGGCTTTTCGACGGGGGCGGCGTCAGCCTTCGGAGCTTCCGGGGCGGGGGCATTCACCTCCACCTCGACCCACTCTTTCTCTTCGTTCACAGTTGCGATCCTGCGTTACGCACTCCAAGGATACTGGAAATGATTAGGGTTGTCAATACCCTACTCATTGATGCGGGCAGGATCCTTGATGACCGCCAGCACTTCGTCGTCATTGAGGAGGAGGAACTTCACTCCGCCGTAGGAGAACTTGGCGCCCGAGTAGCGCGGGTAGAGAATGTAGTCCCCCACGACGCACCAGGGCTCGTCGCCCATGTCCGGGCGCGTGTAGGCCATGGGGCCCACCGCCTTCACCTGGCCGACGCTACGAATGAGGTCCATCGTCTCGATGGTTGCGTCGGGGATGATGATGCCGCCCTTCGTCTTGGGGGCATTTGGGATGGGCCGCACCAGGATTCGCCAGCCCCTCACAGTAGGGAGATCGGCGGGATCCGCTACAGTGGGGTCTGTCCACCAAGTGGTGTTACCCGCGCTCTTCGCGGTCGGCATCTGCATCGACAATCTCCTTTAGAAGTTGGAGTGCCGCCAGCATACCAGAAGAGTAACCCACATGCCATTGATATTTTTCGTAGGAGTCGGCGGCGCCATCAAGGAGTTCTATTCCTATCTCGCGCCGCCTAGCCTCGATGAGCTTCTCGAAGTGCTTTAGCACTTACCGCCCTTGCGCATCTTCGTCATGCCGCCCTTCTTATAGGTGCCAACGTCGTCACCGCGGAGGGTGGCCCTCTTTGCGCGGGCGCTGAACTTCTCGGTGGGCAGCGCAGCCGGGTTGCCCATCTTGCCGCCCTTGGCCTTCTTCATCATCATTGGTAGCTCCTCAATAGTACTTGGCGGGACGAGCCCCGCGCTTCTCACAACCGCCGCCCTTCACACCGCCACCCTTGGCGTACTGTTTCACTTTGCCCCCGGTCTTCATCCCCGTTGCCCCCGGATTCATGGCATCTTCCAGACGAGGCTCCGGAGGCTTAGGCCTGTGGACGCGCGCGGGCTGCTCTGCTTCGCGTTCTGTCTTGCTCATCCCCGCAGGCAGCCCGCCCTTATCGCGGAGCCACTCGAAGGAAGTCTGTACGCGATGGCGGGGAAACCTCTCATCGGACATGTCATGAACGAGGTAGGGCTCGCCCTTGTCATTCTTGTAGACTGTACTGCCGTTGGGGTAGGTCGTCTTCGTGGTAACTCGGGGCTTGGTGATACCGAGACGATCCAAGAGCGTATTTGATTCCTCGCGACGCTCCTCGATACGACCACCGTCAGCAAACCTACGCTTCATACGAGACTTCTGAGAATTGCTCACTTTGCCACCCTCCTGGTAGGCGGGACCCTTTGCCCGCATGGCCGATGAAAGAAACCCGCTCTTGTCATCCGCCCGGTTGAAATCCTTGGCGACCTTCATGGGGATGCCAACCTTCTTGGCAAAAACGGGGTCGTGCGCGGCGCCGGCCATCATGCGCGCCTGGCGAAAAGATTTAGACGGCACCGGACTTCCTCCCGATTGCTGTGACAGCCTGCGTGGCTGCCTTCCTGACGCTGTCGGCTTCCTTCTGCTTGACCTTGAGGCCCTCGACGAAGCCCTTCTGGT